GGCCCAAGCTGCCCCGAGATGATGAGGCGGCGTATCTCGCGACACATGCCTTGTTGCTCGCTCAGGGCATCGGTGACTTCCTCTACGGCATCCCTTTGTGCCGTGAGATCATCGATGATGGCAGCCTGGACATCCGGTGGTACGCCCATCTGCGTCATCGCCAGCTTGAGATCGGCTACCTGATCATTGAGGATCGCATCCATCTGAGCGGCGTAATCCCCCCAGAGACTCAGCGCCTCCTCCGCCGCGTCGCGTGAAACCCCGAAGATCGAGGCCAGCAACGCCGGCAGATCGCGGCGGTAGTCCTCGAATGCACGATCAATAAGCTCGAAGACCGACAGTTGGCTCTCAAGGCTGCGCGTCACACGCTCAGCCCCGACCGCTATCTCTTCCTCAACCGCTGCCAGGTCCCGCGCCGGCCCGAGTAGCGCCAGCACCTCCGCCTCAGTCATGTCCAGCGCATCTGCTACTAGGCGCACCGCTGCGTTTAGGTCCTGTAGGTCGCTTGCTAGTCCGAAGCGCAGGTCCAACTCCCGGCCTGTGAGGCCCGCCTGGGTGGCGAGAGTCGCGAAGGCACCAGCAAGTTCTTCCTCAGCAGCCCGCGCCGCGTCGATCAACGCCTGCTCTGTGTTGCGCGTCATCGCCTCAACGAATTGAAGCTGATCGCCGATGGTGGTGAAGTCGGCCGCCAGCATGAACTCCATGATCCGCTTGAGCTCTTCGGGGCCGACAGCTGGACGATCTAGGAAGGCAGTCTCGATACCATCGATGATGTTGTCGCCGACAGCCTCACCGAGATTGCTGGCGGCAGACAACTCCGAACTTGACGGTACGAGTGAATCCACAACTGCGTCCACAACGCTCACGCGCATGAGTTCTCGGTCTACCTGGCTAAGCAACTGGCGCCCCACCGCCTGGCCACCTAACGCACCGAAAGCGGCTACAGCCAGGGCTGTCTCGACCCGGAGTTCTCGGACGCGAGCGCTTGCCTGCTCTGCGCCAGCAAGAATCGCACTGAAAGCCTGATTGGTTACGGCCTCTTCTTCGAGGCGAGCGAGTTGATCGTCCACTTTCCCAATTTCAAAGCGCAGCTTCTCAAGATGCCCTTTCGCCACGAGACCACGCTCGCCGAACTCCTGAAACGCATCACCGACGATGGGGAGTTTGTTGAGCCCCAGCACCGAAACAGTAACGGCGAATTCGATCAGGTCTTCGATGAACTTCAGCAAGTGGCGCCGGGCCTTGAGTGCGCTTATGCCCATCTCATCAAGGTCGCCCATGATAAGCTTTATGCTGCCAACTATCAATACGGTCGCAGCCGCTATCGTTACGTGCGGGAACGCCAAGGCCATCACCACAGCAATCGCTGTAAGAGCCGCGATGAGCGGCACTTTGTTAGTCAATATGAACTCAACGAACGTGCGGAACGCCCCGGCTGTGTCCTCTATTACAGGACGCCAATCATCAAAGAACTGCCTCGCCGTGTCGAGCGCCTGGGGCAAGAACGTTTCAATCGCTGGGATCACGTCCTCACGCAGCGTTGCCACCAGCGCTCGTAGTCCCGGCTCCATTTCCTGGCCGATGGTGAACAGCACATCCTCGAAGCCCGAACGCAAGAGCGAGAGCTGCGCCCCCAGGCTTTCCAGTTGCTTCTCTGCAACCTCGGCTGTCGTGCCAGCCGCGTCTCGAAGCGCCCTCTCATACTCCCTGATGGCCTCAGACGTGCCCAGCAGAGGCAGAATGACGCCCTGGATGCGAGCCGTGAAGCCCAATGCCTCCAGTGCCGCGACGCGCTGTTCGTCGCTCAGGTTGGTTAAGGCGCCCTCAAGATCGCCTACAATATCGGCCAGGTTGTTGATGTTGCCGCTCGCATCGAAGACTTCAACGCCCAGCCGAGCGTAGGCGTCGGCGCTATTCACCGCCGCCGAGGTCATGATCCGCAAGATACGCGCGAGCCCGGTGCCGGCCAGCTCACCCTTGACGCCCTGATCGGCAAACGCGGCCAGGACCGCGACGCCTTCCTCTACATCGATCTTGAAGCTCTTGAGCGCGGCACCGGCGTCTCTGGTAAGGGCGATTGAGAATTGCTCGACTGTTGCGTTGGCGAGCGTATTCGCCTTAACCAGAACATCCGAAACACGCACCATATTCTCGATATTCTGAGCGGTATCGTCCACGGTGAGCCCGAGCGCGGACTGTGCATCGGTGAGCAGGTCGGTGGCCAGAGCCATATCAAACATGCCCGCCTGTGCGAACGCGGCCACCTTCGGCAGAGCGCCGACGGATTGCTCGGCGCTAAGCCCCGCACTAGCCAGGAAGAAGTAGGACTCCGCCGCCTGCGTCATGGAGAAGGTGGTTGTCTTCGCCACGTCGCGGGCAGTCTTCTCCATTGTCTCGACCATCGCATCATCGAGATCGCCCATGATCGCAATGCTCTTGGTCATGGCACTGTCGAAGCTGATGAAGGTCGCTGCCGCTGCCACGGCAAGGCCAGCCAGGGCGACGGCCCCAACCATCCCAGCCCGGCGTACCACCTTACGCATCTTGTCGGCGGCGTTGCCAACCCGCCCCAGCACCTTACTCGCCTGGTCGCGGGCTTTGATCAGGATGTTGATCTCACCCGCTGTTAGGCCCAAGGCGTTGCTCCTTGCGTTCGGCTAGAATGGTTTGCGCCGCAGCCATGACGCGTTCCGTCATTGGCCCCGTGGGGGCGTTCTTCGCGCTGTCCTTGGTAGTGGGCTTGTCGAGCTCGACCTTGACGCGCATGAAGTGCCGGAGGTCCAGGACTTCGTAGATCAGGCCGTAGGGCGCATTCTCCAGATCGTAGATGGCCTGTGTGATGCTGCATCCAAACTCCTCACAGTAGCGGTGAACCATCCACGAGTAGGGCGATGGGGGCTGGGCCCCCTCTTCGCCCGCTAGGAAGAGCCAGAGCTCTTTGTCTGACCTTTTTTTGCCCCTGCGGTCATGCCCTCGTTGACGTAGCTCACGATCTCCCGGAAGAGCCAGTCAGCGGTGAATTCGTCCAGGTCCGCAACCGAGTCTTCATTCACCTTCATGTCGGCGCTCCAGCTTATGATGGCCGCATTCAGCATGGCCTTGCGGTCCAGCGTGGCAGCGTCAATGGCTGATGGTCCCTTCGCCCGCTCTTCCTTGGCGAAGACATCTAGCGGGTTGCACTCGTGGCCATCCTCTAGCTGCCCAGCGCATTTCGGGCAGCGCTTGAAGGGAGGCATACTACCCAGGCCACCCATGTCTTTGATCGTCTTCGAGGAGCGGCGGGAGAACGCCTCCCGCGCAATATCGAGATAGCCCGATGAGACCTTGCGGATGGTGACCCACTGGCCCTCTTCGTGAGGATGGTCAAGCTTCTTGGTGATGCCCTTCGTATGCATACCGCTGTCCTTTCTTGGCCTTCTGGCCTCTACTGAACTTCCCTCTAGGTCACTGCGCCGCTTGGGCGGAGCGTGAGCACGTATTGGTGGAACGCACCCCGGCTCGGGTTGCGGCTCGTCATTCTGATGATCGTCTCGACCTGGCGGGTGTCAGCGAGAGCCGCATCAAACGTCAGCTTGAGCGTCCGCGTCTCACCCTCGCCATCCAGGGTCAGCGCCACGAGGCTGGTCGCCTGGTCATCGTATGGCCCTGTCAGCACGATCTCGCTCTTCTGCTCAATGCCGGTAGAGGCCCAACGATCACTCGCGTCGCCAGCGCTCGTCAACTCTTCCAGTATCTTCTCGACGGTGTAGCCGTTGATCTCGGTGACGTAGGCCGAGATATCCGTCAGAGCTCCGCCCTCAGAGGCATCGATCTCGATCTTGAGATCGGCGAATGCTTCTAGTGGTGACATCTTCTACTCCTTTCCTAGTTACGGACGAATCCAGTTGCAAAGGTCGCTGTCCGGCTGCCACCGGCGCCACCTGTGAACTCATGCTCGGTCAGCGTGTATCGCTCGACGTTGCCTGCCACGGTTTTGCGCTCGGCGTCCGGCGCAGACGTCACAGCGGTGAACGTGATCAGGTCAACGAACGTGATGTCATCGTCGCTGTCCTTGATGATGATGACCAGGTTCGTACCCCCATCCAGGTCGAGCGCGTTGCATTGCATGTAGCCGATACCGCCGGCGGTGGATGGCGCATTGCCGGCGCCCCAATCGTCGGAGGCCCCTTCTACCGGGCCCACGGCTGTCACGGTGCCGTGCGCGGCGCTAATCTGGCCCACGTCCGGGCCTTCGTCAGACTTGAACGCAATCTGCGCCTTCGTTAGTGCGTCCCTGGCCGGGCCTCGCGTGATGGTCGATCGGGGTGCGTTCACCCCCACGCAGCGCCCGCCGATAGTGTTGCTCACCAAGGAATAGAAGAGCACTTGGTCGCCGTCCAGCGCTTCGATGGCCGGAAGGATCACGCTGTCATAGAAGCCATCAACGGAGAAATCCCACTTCGACACACCGACAGACGCCCACTCGTCGGAACTTGCACCCAGCCCATCCTTTTGTTCGACTATGCCTTCCTTACTTTCATCCAGCGTGGTGATGAGCGGCATAATGTCATAGCCCGCGTAGAGAATGAAGCCGACATCGCCTTGTCCTTTAAGCGCCATCGGGCACCTCCTCTGGCTTAGGTTGCGCCCCGACCTGTTCCACGCAGCCGCGTCGCAGCCAGCTCTCGATCAGGTCAACGGGCGGGTTGGCGATCCTGTCACCCACGACATGGCGGACCCATTCACCCCGGTCCTCAAGCACAATCCTTTCGCCCGCTCGAATGCGGTCGCGGACGGCCAGCGATTTCGGGTAGCTGAACCCCTTAACGCAGCGGTAGGCCCCGCTCTTGGTCTCTCGCTTGGTTCCGGGCATCACTCGACCTCCCATTTGTGGCCGCAGTCAACGCAGGCACGGCGCTTCGGCCCCTTGCCCGCGCCTGTGATCTCTTCGCTGTTCTTGTGGTCGCAGCCCTCAGCGGGGGCGCTTGGCGACGGCGCTCCGATGCGTTCTAGCTCTTGCTCGATGGCGGCCTCGACCAACGCCTTCGCTCCCGCTAGCTTCTCCAGAATGCTGCTCATGCGGCCACCAGTAGGATCGCGTCGATGGTGCGCCGGAACAGCCCGGCGTCGGGTTCCTGCCCCGCTGCGCCGCCCTGCACGGTCACGTCCTTGAACGTGCCGATACCCGAGACGGCGGCCAGCTTCAGTTGCTCCCCCACCTCAGCGGCGTCGTCGCGATCCTCAGCCCAGGCTGTCAACTGAAAGCGAGGATGGCTCCCCACCACGGTTCCGGGCACCACCTGATCGGTAGGCTCCGAGATGACCTGATAGGTCACGCAAGGGAAGTCCGTCCCCGACGGGAATGCGACCTGGTAGATGCGCTCCGCCGGCACCAACGCAGTCAGCCCCGCGAAGGCCGCGAGAACGTCGTGCAAGTCCTGTTCTATCGTCATCGCAACTCCGCTCTCAGCAAGTCCGCCAAGGCCCTGCCGAACTCGGCGGTCATCTCTCGTTTGTTCTCATCTAGAGCAGGTCGCAGGAACGCCCTGGCCGGTTGGTGAGATGTGCGACCCAGGCTATCGGTGCCAGCGGAGCCGAACTCGATGCGCCGAGCGTAGACCACGTTCGTGCCCACGGCGACCACATGGCTGCCAGGAGCGGGGCCGATATCCGTCCCGGTGCTGGGGGACTCCAGGCCATCACCGAAGCCGCCTACGTGGATGGAGCGCCGGAGGTTGCCTGTCAGCACAGGGGCCTTCTGCTTCGCCGCGTTCATGGCGACCAGGGCAGCGGCCTTCAGCGCGTTGTCCAGGATGTTGCCCCGGTCGATCCCGTTGGCGACCCTGTTCAGGCGACGCTGCACGT